AGCTGTTTGTAACGTTACTCATGTCATCATGGAACGTCATTGATATCGGCTCGTAGCTAATTTTTTGTTGTATCAGTGTTTTTCTATTATATTGATTCAGTGTTTCAACTTGTATTTTAAACTTTGGCAGGTCAACGGCTTTGACTAACATACCTGCTTCGTAACCTCGCTTTTGTTCGTTCCACTGTACTTCTGATATTGCGGCTGGGTTGATTGAAAACACCACATAATAGATCCAACTGGTCTTTGGAGCAAGGGCAAATGTGTCGTCGAGATATAGGCGACTGGCATGTTGGTAATCATGCATGTTACCTTGATTTGTAAAACCTGAGAGATATTCAACTATGGATGGCATATAGATATTTAGTCGTAAAAAAACCTGGAGGTAAATCCAGGTTTTTGTATTTTACTGATAGATTAGCCTGTGGCCAATGTACCTAGTGTACGTCCAACTGCTACGCCAATACCGATTGGGTTACCAGTAACGTCTGTTTGTATTGCGTTATCGTAGGCAATAGATAATGTGATATCCATAGCATCTGAAGAACTGTAATCGCCTTGTTGATATTGTGCTTGTTTTACATAGCAACCTAACAATTCAAATGTTTCTAATACGTTAGGAGTATATGCACCATTACCACCGTCAAGAATTTCAATCTTTGTAGTAAATTTATAATCAATACCAGAAGCCGCAACTGCTTGTTCAAAGAAGTCAAATTGTTTCTGTAATTGCTCACCAACTAATCTGCTGACAGCACCTGTAACGTCATCACGTACAACTAATTGGATATCTTCCCACTTATGCTTACCAGCGTATTTTACACGACTGTTATAAACATGTAGTTCAACTTCGTCAAAACTCAAGTTAGGACGACCAACTGTTACGACTTGTTTAGTCATTTCTGAAGTAGGTTTTGATACTCCAAAATTTTCCAATGTTACACGAAATCTGTACTTTAGCTTTGGCATCAACAAGCCTTGGCTTGTTGAACTTTGACCTGGGGGTAGTGGTACAGATAATTTACTTAAACTTGCAATAGCCATTTAATATGCTCCTTGTTCTATGTTATTTACCATTCCCATTAGCCCTTTGATACCTGGCCAAAGTTTCCTGATTTAATTGCGCCGGTGTTAAGCAAGCGAACTGGAATGTAGATAAATTCAACTGCTTTAACTGGTTCTATCGCAATATCAACCCATAATTCAGAACGATCAATACGTGCTGTAGTGTTATTGCTTGTGTCGCATACAACGATAAAGTCATATAGGGCACGTTGACCAACCAACTCTAATAAGAAACTTTCAACTGCATTCTTAACTTCGTTACGTGTTAGCTGATCATTTGGTTCGAACAAGTATGGACGAACAAGTAGATCTAACTGACGACGTACATAAGCTACCAAGCGAGCTACGTTGATACGGTCCAGCGCACTTGTGCTGTTGCTTCTGCTGTAGTTGCCAAAGTTTAAAATACCAGAACCATTTAGTGTGGCAATTGGGTTGATTCTAACTGTTTGTAACGACATCACATCGCGTACACCTTGTGGCAATGCTGATGGAACAAAGTCGCCTTCTGCATTAACATAACCAACTGATGTAGCATTATCTACACCACCGCGGCGTACACCTGCTGGAGCAAACCATTGATATGACTTAGAGTCACTATTGATAAATGTGCGTAGCATCATATGGCTTGGCGGAACAACAATATAGTTACCTGCATTATCGTTTGCATAACCACTAGGATAGAACAATGCTGTGTAGTCGTCGCGTGTTACTGCTCCGTCTTCACCGTTGTCTACTGCTTTTGCAGAGTTGTTGCCATATGCCTGAAGTGCTGTACCAGTAGCTTCTAAGCGGAATGGTGTATCACCAATAACAAATGCTGTTTGTGCGCGATCTGCGTTGAGTGCAACCATATTTGAAATTGCTTCAGGATAGCCTGGGCAAGCCATTAGGTTGAATACCAATGTAGCTGTATCTTTCAATGCGTTATTGGTGTCAATTAATGATTTGAGTGATTTAACAACAAATCCGCGTTGTGCATGACGACCAAATGCGCCCGAACCGTCTGCATTGTTAGGACTTACTGTAACCCAACGTGCTGTGTTGTAGGCTGTTGTGGCATTTGATCCGTCCATTGGGTCACCTGTACGAATATTAACACCGTTATTGTCGTTAATATTAATATAGTTTGTAATGTACTGTTTTACGTTGTAACCAGAACGGCGTAGATTCCATAGGCGTGTACCACGTGGATATTGAGCTGGATCTGGAGCATCAGGATCAACAAAATCACTGGCCAACAACTGTGGAAGTGTTCCTGCTGTTGTTGCATAACCGTTAGCGGCCCAACGTGCATCGTGGAATACCCAACCGTTCGGACTTGTTTGATCTGTAGGATCTTGTGCTTCCCACTTTAGTGTATTACCATTGTAAACATAGAAGTCCTTACCGTACATATCCATGTCGCCTGTTTGGATCCAAATGTCCCCATTGGCTAATGCGGCACCAGTACTTTGTGTAATAGGTTGTGTTACTGAAATAATAGGACCTGCAGGATCTGTTGCTGGGAAAGCATTCTTATAACCAGTCCATTTTGTACCGTTATGGTACATGATGTCAACAGTACTGAATACGTTACTGTACCATAGTGTACCGTCTGCTGGTCTAGATGTAGGAGCTGTCTTTGATGATGTAAACACTAAAGGAGCCCAGTTGCTTGCTTTGAATGAGAATCCGTCAACTTCTTTCGTACCTGCGGCATAGAAGTTTGTAGTACCAGTCCATGTGTCAGCAAGGGTGTTATAGGTATACGGAGCAAATCCTGCGGTAGATAAAATGTTACCTGGATCTTTAAATTTAATCTCTCCTCCTGCAGAGTGTACTATAGAAACAGTACCATCTGCATTTAACACAGCAGAAGTATATTCAAACCCGCCAGCGTTAATTGCAGTGACTAATGCAGACAATGTTGTACCAACTAGGGTAATTGCTGTTTCGTGCTCTAGCATTGAAGAACTTGTACCGCTTTCCTTGATTGTTAATACTGCACCGTTTGGTAGTGTAGGTGCAGGTGACAATGAAGTGCTGGTAATTGTTGTAGGAGCAACTGCTGAACGTCTCCAAATACGGAAGTCTGCAAAAGAAGCAAAATTGCTTGATGTAGTAGCAGTACCGTTACCGTGATTAAAATTGCTTTCAACAAATAATGTGCCTACCGCAATCTTTGCACCACCTGATGTTTTATCTAGATTGTAATTTGCTGTCTGTGCATCTGGATAAACTTGCGCAGAAATCTGTGTCCAATTTTGTGCAGTTGCGTTGTATTGTTTTACAATCCAACTTGCTCCTTGATCAGGACTGGTAGTTTTAACATAAACAGAGCCGCTTGGTCTTGCACTGAAATCTGGATATTGTGTATGTGGACCAACAAATAGCTGTGGACCATAATATGCCTTGGCTGAGTAACCTAGTGCAGATAATGTGCTGTTAGTACCGCCAATTGTAACTGTTCCAGGATTTGCATCAGCATAGATGTTTAACTTTCCTGCTTCGGCTTTAGCACCAATACCACTTGTGTGTAGTGTGCTGTTAATACTTGCGGCAATAGTTGCAACAGTAGAAGCTGTACTTACTGCGACAGTAGTACCGTTAATGATCAACGAACCAGATGCTGTGGCAAAACTTGGATTAGTTGTAGTACCTGCAACTGTTGGGTAGCTTGTTACCCAAACTGTTGATTTAAATGTGCTTACGTTGGCATTTGTAGTAAATGCTGTTTCACCCGAGCTACCAACTTTTACCCAGTTACCGTCTTGATTCTTATATTGGGTTTCATTTGTGTTGCCGTGATCGGTACAGATTGCATATGAACCTAATGCACCAAACCCTGGTTGAATTGTTACACCGTCATTGTTAACTGTTGAAATTGCAGAATTAGTAGAATCAATGATAGTTAAATTTTGTACACTGAATGAGCCTGCATTTGCGTCCCACTCAAACACACCAAATCTAGTATTTGTAGTGTCTAACCAATATGTGCCACCTGCTGGTGCGCCAACTGGTGCTGAGCTCTTGCCAACTAATTGACCAAGATCAACATCTGCGCGAGCAACAAATACTCTTGAGCTTACTCCCAGCACTGAATATGCGGCTTGTAATCCGTACTCGTTACGCTCGCCACCGTTTACTGGGTTGTTGCCTGAATCGACTTCAAAGTATGGTGTACCAAATGTATCTGTAAGATCTCTCTGACTTGTGATGGTCCAAACTTGGTTTTTATACTTGCTTGTAGTACCGGCCGCTGTGCCAGTTCCTGAAGAATTTGGTTTATTTGCGGCAGTAGCGATAAAGATTAAAGGTACGGTCCCTGGGGCCGCTGGAGTATAAAAACTCTCGTTTACTATGCTAACTGATACGCCTGGTGAATTTAAATTTTGTGCCATTCTATGCATCTCCCATGTAATGGTTTGTTCATCAGTATTTAGCGGTTGCACCAAATTTTACTTGGTTAAATACCTATGAAAAGGGCACAAAAAAGGGCGGGTATGATTAGATCATTATGTAAAACATGCGGGACAAGGCCTGTAGCAATCAACTATCGCAAAGGTGAAAGAACTTTCTATAGGAAGATGTGCGACCACTGTGCAAGGGGTCGAGAGCCAGGTATGTCTAAATGGCAGTTAGCAGGATATAAGAAACGAGACACTTGTGATAGGTGTAACTTTACCAGCAAATACCCTGATCAATTTGATGTATTTTTTGTAGACGGCAATTTAGAAAATTGTCGGCATGCTAATCTTAAAACAGTCTGTGCAAACTGTCAGCGATTATTGCATCAACTCAAGCTACCTTGGAAACGAGG